GGAGGCGAACTCGAGGGTCAGCTTGTCGTTTGCCGTGTCGAGCGTCAGGGTGCCGGTCACGGTCTCGCCGCCGGCTGTGTAGCCGGTGCCGCTCACCTCGTTGGTGACGTCATCAAAATGCTCGTGCGTGTCCTTGTCCGGCGTGTAGCTGCTGGTCACCAGCGCCACCTTGAAGGTGTCGTCGCTGATGTCAGCGTCGGCCAGGTAGTCGAGGAACTTGTTGTAGATGAGGCTGGCCATGGAATCAGGGAGTGGTGGCTGCGCCAGCGGCGAAGCTGACAGAGATGGTCAGGTCTGCGCCTGGTGCTGGAACTGTAGGCAAGCCAGGCGTGAAGGTCAGGCCGATGGTCAGGCCTGTGCCCGCCACGGTGGTGATGGGTTCAGCGTAGAAACTGACGCCAATCCGCAGGTCGACGCCGGCCACAAACTGCAGGTCGGCCACCTGCGAGATCAGACTGACGCTCACGTCATGAACCAGGGTGCAGCTGCCGGTGTCGCCGATGGGGCGATCGACCACCTCCGGGGGACCGGCGTAGCGCCACAGGAAGCCGCCCGTGATGTAGTCGCCAGGGGTGAAGCCTGACAGCAAGCTGTTCGGCACATCGAAGGCCAGGAAACCGCTGTCCTGCCCGTCGTAGTGATCGACGATCAGATCCTTATCAGCCGTCGACAGGGCAGCGAACGTCACCTCGATCTGTTGATCTCGCGCTGCGCCGCACAGCAGGGTCGAGCCGTAGATCCCGTTCATACTGCTATGTGGCTGCACCTGAAACTGTGCCGGTGTGACGACACGGGTAGCAGGGGTCAGCGCGGGGAACGTGGCCATGCGTCAACGTTGCCACAGGTGGAGGGGGCAGAGCATCCGAGGATCGCCAGCGATGCGTGCCTTGGCCGCCATGAAGCAGCCGCACTTGCCGCAGCGCCGTGTCTTGTGGTTGAATTGCTCGCAGCTGAAGCATGTGGCCAGCCGATGCCGGTAGGTGTCGTCCGATGCGACGCCGTGCTTGATGGCCTGGCCAGCGGTGACGACCAGGCTCTCGGCCATGGTGCGGATTGAGGGGGTCGGGGTGGTCATTGGTTAGGAAAGTCCGGGGATTTGAGCTCTTGCGTTTTCGGTCGCTTCAGCGGCGGTGTCTGCATAGCCAACGACGACGCCATAGACCCATGTCTTGATGACGAAGCTGAATCCGCTCGTGCTGACGTCAGGGTCTCCGACGGTTACCGGCAAGCTCGTGAATGTTCCGTCGGCATTCTTGAGTCCCATGATGATTTCGTTCGCTGAAGCAGGCTCGCCGCAAGCTCCTCCCATGCCACTGGAGAGTGTCTGCGTGCTAGTAGCCTCCCACCTTCTGCCGATTGAGTCAGTGCCAATAATCCCGGCGCCGGTGAATACATAAACATTTCCGCCTTCGCTGACACTGCCGCTTGGATTGTATTCCGTATCGGTGACGACGCACTCGCCGCCGCCGCTCGAAATCACGAACGTCCAGCTTTGCTCTCTTGCCAAGTACGCCCAGCCGGCCTCATCAAAATAAGTGCCGTCAGGCCAGCACCCATCGATCTGCGGCGTTTCGCAGCTCTCGCAGATCACGCAGGTCTGATCTCCGTCAGGCAGATGCGCGGTGATAGTGCCGACTTGAGTTGTGCCTTCTGGGCAGGAGGCTGGGGCGAAGTCGCACGGATACGACCCGGCGGGCACATCGTAAACCATTCGGTAGTTGTCTAGATATTCATGCGAGCCGGAGCCTGATACTGCGGTTACTACTTGAGTTGATCCATCGCTGAATTGAACAGTCGCCGAAACCGAGAACCCGCCGGATGTGCATTCTTGATTTCCAGACGTGGTGCTGATGATCGTCGGGACTCCTTTGCTGTCGACGTTGTAAGCCGCAATCCTGCAAGTCACTACGCTTGTGCAGGAGTTTATGTATTCAAATCTCACGCCCCATGTAGTAGCGCTGCCTGGATCGTCGCAGATTGACCCTGAAGTGCAGATCGGCTCGCACGGATCCACAGCGTCATCCGGTGGCGTGGGGATCGGCGCCGGCGGCACTGCTGGCGGTGGAGAGCCGCCAGGCTCCTCGTCCTCAGGGAACCCCGTGAGCGTCGGTTGCTCTGCGGGGTCGCCAGTGCTGATACTTTGCCCCACCTCAGCAGGCACTGACGTATCGGCGCTGCTGTTCTCGTCGCAGTCGATCCCGGTCCTGATGTTGTCCTCGTAGCCGACGCCCTGGGTTTCAGCCTGTGCCACGGTCAGCGCCACCAGCGACCGGCCCTCAGCGTCGATAGGGAAGTGCGTGGCCTGGAACACAATCTCGCCGGTGGAGGTCTTCTCGATCTGATCCAGCTCGTAGAGGTAGTCGTGGGTCGTCGTGCTGCCATCGCTGGCGTTCCGCTGGAACGTCACCCGCACGATGTCGCCCTCCTCCAGGATCCGGTTGTAAACCTCAGGCCGGCAGGCCCATGCGATCGTGTGCGTTGACCACTTCTGCCGTGCTCGCTTGTAGGCCATCGCCCGCACCGCGTGAAGCTCATGCGTGCAGAACGTGGACATGTCGTGCTGCTCGACGTTGCTTGAGCTCCGATCGACGGCATAGCCAACCTCAGCGGTGCGGGTGACGCCGAACGTGACATCAGGCTGCTGGCGCCACATCGCAAGCATGAGCTTCGGCTTGCGCTGCTCCAGGGGCGTGTATTCCACCTGCACGCTGCCAGGGATGATGAAGTCCTCGTTGAACTCAAACTCCCACGGGATCGGGTCGGTCTTGATGGCGTAGGCGCCGTCGATCGGCAGCAGAGGCCTTAGCCCGCGCTTGCCATTCACCCGCGTCTCGCGCAGCAGGAAGTAAGGGGCATTGCTAGCGATAAAGTCATCAATCGACTGCACTTCTTTCAGGTTGATATCGCAATAAAGCTCGTTCGCATCCAAAAACAGCGCAGCGGTCTGCAGTCGCGCCGTGTCGATCATGTCCGCCGGTAGTTTCGCACCTACCTCCATGGCCAGCTTGAACAGGTCCGCAAAGTTGCTGCTGGGGCCTGAGACGCTATCGGCCAGCCTGGTCACCGTCCGGCCCTCGCGGATGAAGATCTGCACCTCGAGCGCCCAGTCACCTGATCCGTCCGGGTAGGTGTTCTCGTAGCTCATGGTGCTCAGGCCCTCGCAGGTGCCCTTGCTGCCGCAGTAGTCCGGCACGTTCTGGAGGGTGTAACCCACACGCTCCACCAGGAAGTTGCCGGGGTCCCAATCGCCTGCCCTCTGGTTGTAGGTCTGGGTGAACGATCCAATGCGACAGGTGCATTGGAATACATCGCGCACCTGAACGCTGCCCATCGGGCCATCGCCCAGAATCAGGTGATACTTGGCGGTCAGTTCGTTGCTGGCGTCGTTTTGGTATCGCGCATCGGTTGCCGGTGGGGTGATGAACACGCCACCACGATCGCCCACACGCCTGGCAAACACGATCGGGACCGCCTGGCCGATGACAGCCGCCTGTTGCTTGCCGCAGAGCTCTCCCATGGCTCCCTTGGCAGGCTCTTTGCTCGTCGGCGGTTGCGTTTCAACCGATGCTTGCGGTGCTTGCTCTCTAGCCTTAATCCTGTCCTGATGAACAACCGTTCCGGTAACATCATCGTATACATAATCCTTGTAATAAGCCCATTGACTCGTGTGCTTTATTGAGCTTTTAGTAGCCTGCCACCGTTCGCGATTGATGTCGTGCCGTTTGCTTTGATTAGCCATTAGAACTGCATCCCCATTCCAATCAGGTTGTTGTTCATAGTGCGCGGAGGGAACTGCGCGCCGACAGGTGACAGGCTGCTGCCCAGCTGCAATGTGAACTCGAAGTTAGCCTCAGATGCGCTGGTGATCTCACCCAAAAAAGTCGAGAGCAGCGCTTGGCCAGCCGGTGGTGAGCTGACGCCATCGGTTATGGGGTCGAATTCGTAGGTCTTCACCTCGAACAGACGCGCCTGCTCAAGCGCCAGGTTGACGGCCTGAACCACCACACCAGTGGCCGGGAGAGACAACGTGATGCCGCCCTCGTCGCCCGTGACGCCTGATGCCACACCGGAGGCAGTGAACGCCACATAGACCCAGCTGGCGCTATCCCAGGTGACGATCGCGTTGCTGTAGAAGTTCTGCCACCGCTGATAGGTAATGCCTGCCGCGTCGTAGATCCGCAGGAACTGAGACTGTGCTCTGGCCATCAGGCGACCCCCACAGCGCGGCGACCGGCATAGGTGCGCAGCCGGGCCATGGTGGCCGATTCGGTGGCACGCATCGCCCTCTGCAGGTCCTGCACGGTCACCCAGTTCTGGCCGTCAGACTGCATCACAGGGCCAGTGGTGATGTTGATCTGGGCCGGCTGCATCGCAACGCTGCCGCCTCCAGCCATTGCCCCACCAGCCGCCAAGTCGATGACGCGTTCACGGGGGTGCAGGATCGCCGGGAAGCCGCCCTTGCCGTCAACGCCACCCGTACGGGGGCCGTTGCCTGTGTATCCACCACCGGCGAAGCTCGGGGCCTCCTGCGGGCCTTGGACCAGGGGGATGTTGGGGATGTTGATGTTGGGCAGGTTGTTCGCCAGGTTGATGGCCGCGTTCACCTTCTGGATGAAGCTGTTCAGGCTGCTGGTCACGAACGACAGGATGCCATTCCATACGCTCTGGATCATCTGGCCAGCAGCAATGAACGGCGCCTTGATGGCCTCGGGCAGCCTCTTGAAGATGTCCACAATCCCGTCCCAGGCCTTCTGAGCGAATCCGAGCACCGGCTTGACGTAGAAGTCCAGGTAGGCCTGAGCCGCGGCCTTGAGCACTCCCCCGATCGCCTTGAAGCCATCGACGAAGAACTGCCCGATCGCCTTGAGCGCCCCGCCGATCTGATCGCGGAATGTGTAGATGGCAACGCCACCGGCCACCAGCAGCGCCACCCATCCCACCGGGCCGGTGAAGACGGCAGCGATAGCGGCCAGCAAACCCCCGCCGCCAGTCAACGCACCAATCAGCGAGCCGATCGTTCCCACCAATCCGGTCAGCATTGCGCCGATCTTGAGCCCTCCCAGCACGGCGCCGAGCTGCACCAGGCCAGGCGTGATGATGCCAAGCACGGGAGCAAGTGCTACCAATCCGACCCCCAGCGTGGTCACCAGCCCCACCACCGTCTTGAGCGGCCCTGGCAGGTTGTTGAAGATCGGGATGATCTGATTGCCGAGGATGTCAGCCGTAGCCGTCAGCAGGCCGATCAAGGGCGTCAGGCCGGCCTCCAGCAGTGGGCCGGCTGCTTTCTGCACGTCGTAGAACTTCTCGCCGAGGGTGTCCATGGCGCCGGCGAATCCGCCAGCAGCTGCAAGGGATGCGCCGCCGTACTGCTTCTCAAGTTCCTTGAAGATCAGCTCCTGCGCTCCGGCGATGTTGCCGGCCTCCTCCATGCTCTTGATCATTTCCTTCTGCGCATCCGTGAACTGAATGCCAGAACGACCCAGTGCCGACACTCCCTGAGACGGAGCGTTGAGCGCCTTGGCCATCTGCATCAAAGCGGACGACACATCAGTGCCTGAAATCTGCGCCACGTCTGACGCTGCCCTGGCAACTCGCTCGTATTGGTCGACGCCGATGTTGCCGAACGAGGTCAGCAATCCGAAGCCCTTGTTGAAGTCTTCCTCGTTGAACAGCGTCTGTTCGCCCAGGTCTGACGCCAGCTGCTTGAGGGGCTCCAGATGCTGCGGAGCATTCCCCCCGAGGTTCTGCAGGCCTTTCTCCAGCGCCAGAATGTCGGCTTGATAGCCGCCGAACGTGTCCATGACGCCCTTCAGGGCTCCACCGGCAGCAATGGCAGTCAGGGCACCAGTCACGGCGCCGGCGCTCGTGGCCAGCCCTCCGAGGCCCTTGGACAGGCTTGCGGCTCTGTTCTGCACGCCGCCCAGCGACTTGCCGAGCTTGTCGATGGCAGCCCCACCGGCTACAGCGGCCTTGATCTGCAGCAACGCACTCATCACTGCCATGGTTAGGAGCCTCCTGCCTTGCTGTTGATCAGGGTCCGGGCGTGAAGCTCCATCACCTGGATGTCCTCCATTATCGCAGCATCGACAGCAATGCCGAAGACTGCCGCCGTCTGCAGCACCGCCGGATAATCCAGCCCGATCAACCCGCCTGGCCCTGCTCGCCATTGCGTGTGGCATCGCATGAACAGGTCAACCGCAGGCCACAACTCAGCCCACAGCAGATACTCAGGCGGCTGTAGGTGGTGCGACTCCAGGATCACGCCATAACGCGCCGCATCGGCCTCCAGTTGTGTGGTGTCGCCCTTGCCGTTGAACATGTGGTCAACGGCGCCGGTCAGTTTTTTGCTCGTGCCTTCTCGTGCGCTTCCAGGAACGTCGTCACCAGTGAATCAGCGATGGCAACGCGATCGAGCAGCTGCGCCTTTGTGCTCGGGGTCATTTCCACAGGCTCACCATCGGCGGTAGTGATGCCTTCCCATCCGGCCAGAATCTCGTCGGCAATGGCGCGGAACGGAATGTCGTCGATCTCTTCAAAGCGCCGAGCCTTGGCGCCAAGCGCTGATGTCTGCATCAGGACTTCTTCCATCCGGGTCTGCGTCAGCCGGTTGAAGATTGCGGTGAACTGATGCGTGCGAATCTTGCCACCATCGAGCACCTCACGGATTGAGACGGGGTGCTTGAACGTGGGCGACTGCTCGAGTACGAAACTCATGAGATGTAGGGGCGGTGAGTGTTAACCCTGGATCAGGTGAACGCCAGGGTGAAGTCGTCGTTGCCGGAGGAAGACGGCAGGCAGCGGAACGGCAGGGTGATGTGCGTCACGCTGTCCGCTTCCACATAGCTGGGAGAGTCGAATGCGGTCTGATCGGCCGTGAAGGTGATGATGTTGCCAGCGGTGGAACCGTGGACCCAGGTGATGGTCGCCTCGGTCTGGGCAGTGACGGCAGCGATGAAGTCCTTCGTGGCGAATGCGGGCAGCTCGATGGTGATGCTGCCGGTGGTAACTCGATTGGTCAGCCTGACTTGCTTGGTGCAGCCGGCCTTCTGCTCGAACACCATCTCGGTGCCGAGGCTCAGGCTGAACTCCGTCATGCAAGCGCTGAAGCCGTGCACGGTCACCGTGGCGGTGTTGTCAGCGTTGACTGCCAGCGGCGTGGCCTGGTTGCTGTAGGTCGGGCTTGGCAGCGACAGCGCGGTGGGGGCGCCAAAGATGCCCATGTGGCTGAACGCAATCGTGGGGATTGCGCCGACCGACATGCTGATGTCGAACGAGCCGCGGATGCCGGTGATGGCTTGCTCGCTGCCGTTGTCGATGAAGAACTGCATCGTGTAGCTGTCGAAGCTACTAGATACAGGTGCATAGGTGACGCTGGTGCCGTCCACCACCGTCTCAATCAGGCCGGAGGCAGTCAGCAGCGGGCCGTAGCGCGGGGCTGTGCCAGCGGTGCCAGAACCAGCGAGCTCAACAGTGGCGCTGATCGGGACGGAGCGCTGCCCGATGACGCTCTCACGGCCACCGAAGTAGTTCTGGATCGTCTCGCGCTCGATCAGCTCCATCTCCAGGGGCGTGACGTCGAGCTCGGTGAACAGCAGCGCATCAGTCGCCGCTGGTGTGGGATTGGTGCCGTAGGTTGACTCGGCCTTCACCAAGGCCAGACGGTTTCTCCACAGGGCCATTGGTTACTCCGGGTCGGGAACAGGGGAAGGCTCCGGCTCATTCTGACAGGCATGAGGAGCAGGGCATACCACGGGCTCAGGCTCCGGCAATGCTTCACCCGGCTGCGCTGTGCGCCTGAGACAGACCCACTTGTTGTCCACAAGCTCATAAGATCCGCCCTCTGTTGGCCGTGGCGGAATCGTTGGGGTTGACTTCTTGGCCATGGGCAGGATGCGATGCCCAACGGTATCAAGCCTGCGTCAGATCGCCCTCCCGCGTCCTGTATTGCACCTCGTAGGTGTGGACCCACCACATGCTGCTGAGGTCTGCAGGATCCAGCTGGGGATTGTCGTTTGTCGGCACGATGTCAGTGGCCAGGCCGCCGATGGTGGTGTCGGCCATGATCAACGCATGGGCTGAGACGATGATCGGATCCACCAGCACGTCAGGGATGTCCCCCCGGCAGTGAACGATCACCTCCACGTCCATGGTGTGGTGCAGCTTGCAGGTGCTGTGCCTCTGTGCGCGACCGGGGCCAGGCTGCACGATCAGCACGGGAGCTTCAGCACGGGCGATGGCTGCCGCCCTGCTGCGGTAGACCGCCGTGACTCCGGTGGTGGAGCCCAGGGTGGTGGTTAGCGCTGCGAGGATCTGCTCACGAATGCTGGTCATGGTATCGCCGCTCCGATGGCGTTGACAAGAGCGGTGACCCTGGCATCGAGCAAGGCGAGGTCGAGCGATTCGCCGATGGAGTAGAAGGCGAGGCGGGCGTCGGAATAAAAAGACGCTGGATTGGTTGCAAAAACAAAAACGTTTCCGTTAAACGGTATTTGTGATGGTCTGCTTTCGGTGTAATTTGTAGAGTTTGCGCGAATAGCATACGACGCTGAGCTTGATCTTGAATGCCCTGCAAAGCCAGTGACTGGTGTGCTTACTGGGCTATCGTCAAAAGAGTTGCGATTTCTGCTGCCAAATGTCCCAAAAGAGCTACGAACTACGTGAGTGGTTCCTCCATCGGTAACACCGGCACCCATGTAAACCCTTGATGTGCCCGTTGAAGGTGCTGTTGAAATAAAACAACATTGATGCACGCTATTTTGCGGATCAGCATTGTTGTTCCTGTTGCTATCTAAATACTTCGTATTTCCATTGCCCTTCAAACCCGTCTCCCTGTCGTAATCCCCCGCCACGAAGTTGTTATTGGTAGGCGCTGTGCCCACCAGCGGCACCAGCGCACCGGCCAGCGTCCGAGCACCAGCCATGATGCACGATGCCTTGATGGCAGCCCAAATGCCATCGGCCTTGCAGCCGACCACAAATGCGTTGATGGCATCCTTCACGCCAATCTCCAGCGCCTGCCCGTCAGCTGCCTCAACGGCGGTGATGTAAGACTGCGCGTCAGGGTCGTATCCTGCCGCCGCCGCGAACTGATACGGGTCGATGTAGATGATGCTCATGCCGGTACCAACGTGTAGGCGAGATCAAGGTGATGCGTTGCCATTAGCTCAGTCAGCTCATCCACATGCTCGTCAGTAAGCGCCACCTGACTCAATAGCAGCCAGATCGCGCCTTGCATCGCCTGCGGGTTGACGCGGTAGTTCATGGCGTCCTGGATGGCTGAGACAAACACTGCCAGAGCGCGAGCAAGCTCAGCCGTAGCGGGCATCTGTAGCACCGCGCTGTATGTCGCACTGCCGAGCAGCGCAGAGTAGAACCCCACGTAATCCGGCTCCGGTGGTGCAGGCGCTGGCAGCTCGATCAGCTCCCAGCCGTGGCGCCATTCCAGCGCATCGAGGTCGACAGTCAACCGCTGCCGTACCGTGAAGCCCTCAACGTCATCGGGCCGATCTTCCTTGACGATCCGCAACACCAGATAACGCGGGTCGAGATTCACCACGGGTTGATCATCAGCCCTCGGATAACTAAGGGTCTTATGATCGATCGTGTCCCAAAGTGCGAGAGTATTCATGACTTCAGCTCCGGGTGACGTAGAGGGTGACCTTCAGGCCAGCGCCTGCGGTGGTGGAGCCCACCTGGTCAATGTCGATCGTGATTTCTGCGTCGTCCGCCAAGGCTGAATCGCTGATCACCGGAGGGATCGCTGCCGTCTCGCTGGTCTTCTCTCCGTCATCAATGCTGAGCTTGGTGCTCAACACTGACGTTCCGGCTTCGTTGATGTCAACGATCAGATCGCTGCCCACTGGCGCCGTGCCGACTGTTGCCTTCACTGCAGTCAGCGTGCCAGCAGTTGGCATCCTGAACGTCACCTTCGCGGTGCCCGTTGTGAGGTCTGTCGTTTCGTCGCTGCAGGCGATGATGTAGATGTCTTGAATGGCAAACCGGGCATCATCGCCAGCGGCCACCGTGCCAGCTGTCGTGCCAACGTCCAGCGCCGCAGCGTTGCCAAGTGTTGGCACCCCACTCAAGTCGCCGTACGCACCGGTGAAGCCCACCCGGGACATCCCTGCGCCAATGCCCACCACGATCGTGCCGGTCTCAGCTTGAACCCTGGCAACGCTGCCGACACGCTGCACCGTGCCAGACGCGGGGATCGTGTTGACCAGCGCACCGCCCGCGCCCACGTAGAGCTCATCGCCCAGGGTGTAACTGCCGGTGTTGGTCGGTCTCAGCTCGCCCAGAATGATCGCGTCGCCTTCGGCGTTGTTCGCCAGCGTGGTGGTGAGCAGGCCGATGGCCGGCATCTTTGCCGGGTCGGTCGGGTCACAGGCCGCCACCTCGATTCGATCGGTGTCGCCTACGGAGCCGGTCGCATAGACGGCTGTGTTGGCCGCCAGGCTGCCGCCGCTGCCGTTCTTGACGTGAACGTAGAAGTTCCCAGCGATGCTGCCGTGAATGTGTGGCGCCGTCAGCAGGCCGGTGAGGGTCAGGTCGTCGAACGTCGGGCTGTCGCCTGTGTTCAATCCCAGTGCTGTGCGGGCTGCGTCGGCATCAGCCAACGCCAGATCAGCGATGGCCTGCGTTGTCGCGTCCTTCGTGGTGCCGGCCTGGTCCATCGGCACCCGCTCGTTACCGGTGAGCGGTGTCGTTGCGTCAGGCAGCCCGGTGATGGTGGTCGTCATAGTGTCCTCAGCGGTACGCCTGACAGAGTTGTGATGCTCAGGCCCGCCAGCGTTGTGATCAGCGTGACCGCTGTGATCAGCGTGAGCGCCAGCTGGCAGAATTTGCCGTCGTCAAGTAGCAGCACCTCGCGCACCTGGTAGCTCGAGCCGTCCACCGTGATGCTATCGCCGTAGAGCAGGTCGCCAAAGTCGGACGCCTTTGCGGTGAGCATGTACTCCGTGGAGATCACCATCCCGCCGGAGGCCGTCTCGCCCGGCATGTCGAGAATGCCCAATGCAGTAATGGCGCCAGCCGTGCAGCTGACGCCAAAGTCATCCAGGAAGATCGAAAGGTCTTCCGTGAACATGATCAGCCGTACTTCTTGAGGCCGAAGCCGAAGCAGGTGACAGCGCTGGAGGGGCTGCCGGTCTTGGCGGTGCAGGACAGACGAACGTAACGCTTGAGGTCGTTGCTGTTGAGGGTGATCACCTCTTTGTAAGCAGCGTTGCCGATGTCGGTGAACGTGCCGCCGGTGACTGCGGTGTAGGTGCCGCCGCTGGCGTCTGACTCTTCAATGCGGAAGGTCAGGTCAGTGGCAGAGCCTGCAGCGGTGCCGCTGAGGATGATCTGAACGTCGCCCTCGTAGCCGGCCAGGTCGACGCCGGTCTGATCGCCAACGTCTGTGATGGTGGTGGTGGCCAGGAGGGTGAAGTGCTCGATCTTGTCGAGCGTGAGCTCATGAATCGCCATTGTTCTTGATGCGACGGGGGCGTGGTTTGCGTTTGATCGGCTCGGGATCCTGGGTCAGCGGTTGCGCCTCTGAAACTGCTGCCGGGGCCGGCTTCGCCTTGCCGCTGCCGATCAGCAGCCGGGCGTCGCGGGGGTCCGCCTCCACCACATCGCCAACCCTTGCGGGCTGGCCGGCGATGGAGGTCTGGCGCAGGATCTCAAGCCTCATGGGTCATCAGAGGGTGTTGTTGCCGCGGCAGAAGGCCTCGGGATGGCGCACAGCCACGTCAACGTCCTGCAGTGCAGTGACGCGCACGCCGCCGCTCTTGTCGTTGGCGTAGGGGTTCACTTGGATGTCCAGAGCGCCCCACATACCCATGATCATCTGGCTCCACACTCCGAAGAACACATCACCAGTGGCCACCTGGTTGGAGCGCACGGTGTTGTAGCCGTTGACGGTGCCGCCGGGCTCGAGCACGAACTGAGCGGTGTTGCTGGCCTTCTCGGTGGTCTTGAAGCCGCCGTAGATGGTGCTGTTTGTCAAGTAGCTCATCGCGCCGATGTCGGCGTTGTCAGCGGCAACCTTCGACTCCATGCTCACCAGTTCGGCATAGGTCGGGTTGGCAGCGTTGAAGTCCTCGGTGTTGATGCCGGTGACCAGCTTGAGGCCTTCAGGCTGGCTGCTGGAGCCCAGGCCATAGAGGGCAGCCCGGTCAATCTCCAGGGCGATCACAGTGGCCAGCTCAGTGCGGACCATCTGCTCGACGTCGATGGAGCTCTGCAGCATCAGGCGGCGGGAGAACTCGGTGAAAGCGCCGAGGGTCTTGGCCACCAGGCTCACCTGATCAACGGTGGGCTCGGATTCGGTGGGGTCGCCACCTTCAGCCACCCAGTAGGCAGTCGCGGCGCCGGTCTGGCGAGGGATAGCCACGGGGCCTTGCAGGCCGGTCAGCATGGTCACGCCGAGGGTGCTCAGGGCCAGGCGGTTGCGGAGCAGCTCGATGAAGCTGCCGGGGCGAGCATCGGTGAACACCAGATCGCCAGCGCTGGAGGCGTTGCTGACGGTCAGATCGCGGGTCAGAACGTCGTTGGGGGCCAGGATGCCGCGAGGGGTCACGCCCATGCGCTGAGCAGTGGCGTCGGACACTTCGCGCTCGAAAGCGGCGGCCTCGTAGGCAGCGCGATCGTTGGGCATCATCTGCGCGCGGATCGCCTTCACGAAGCTGAACGAGCGGGCTTCTTTCTCGCTCAGGCCGATGTCAGCAGAACCACCACCAGAAGCGATGGGCTGAGCAGAACGAGCAGGAGCCGCAGGGGTTGCAGGTTGAGCAGCGGGACGCTTGGCGATCTCGGCGAGCACCGAGCGCATGGCGTCAGCTTCAGAGGCACCGGATTCGATCAGGCCCTGGGCCAGATCGTCCGCCTTGTGCTCACGGCAGAGGGAAGTGATGGAGGCGACGCGGGTGCGCTCATCGGCCGCAGCCTGAGCCCGCACTGCCTCCATGTCGATGGTGGAGGGTTCCATGTGGTTGCTGTTGTTGTGGGTCAAGGGTGCGACCGTGGCCGCGGCAGCACCGGGGGGACCGGAGCTGCTGGTGGCCTTGCGGCCTTGTCCGACCGTGTGGTCGGCGGGGATTGACACGGCGGAGACTTCCATCGGAGTAAAGGCTGTCACCAGTGCCATGCCTTCCCGGCTGGTGGTGTCGAGCGGTGCATCGATCGAGTACATGAACGACACGTTCCTGATCGTTCCACTCTCCCAGTCCTGGCGGCGCTTGTATTCTTCGCTGCCCTCGATCTTGGTGTTGGGGCTCCAGCGGGTGCGCACACGGCCGCGGCGATCGTCGCCCATCCATGCACGCTCAACGACGCCTAGGACGACTTCAGCGTTGTGGTTCCACAGCCATGGCGCCGCGCCACTGTTCAGGCGGCTCATGTTCATGGCCTCGGGGTCGTGGCTGAGCACCTCCATCCCGAAGTATCTCTCTACCGGCTGCTCTGAGCTGAATGTGAACTCCACCACCTCAGGATCTTCATCAGCGCGCGCAACCTCAGCCACCACCGCTGAGCGGTAGAGGGGCTGTGAATTGAGGTCGCGCAGATCCATCGTCGAGGAGTGGCCCTTTGCTGCCATGCTATCGGCTGCCGGTTCAAACAAAATCGGCTCGTAGTCGTTGTCGTCCAGCCACTGCCGCGCTTGGGTCACGGTGAAGCGCTCGACGTCAAAGCGAATCGACTGGATCACCACCGGCTCATCGCCGCGGATGCCGTAGATGAAGTCGACGCCAGCGCCACCGGCGTCGCTCTCGCGCCTGAACCGCTCGAACTGGTCAGGGTCGCGCAGTCTGGCGGCGTGCTCGTTCGGGTATGGCCTGGCCTCGATACTGCGCTCGCCTCGCGCTTTCTTGATGCTCTCGCCCTTGGCGGTGCTCCATGTCTGTCCAGCATCACCGCCCCAGGCTGCCCATGCAACACGACCGGGTGAGGGGTAGCCGTCCTCGTCTGGGCTGAAGCCTTCGCCCTGTTTGTCCACCTCATGCCTGGCGAACCAGGCCGCCATGGTGATCACCGTGTCGGGGCTGAGCTCATCGCCGGAGAGAATCTGGCTGGCCCTGCGGGCTGCCACGTCGGTTCCGCCAGCTTCGCCGTCTTCCTTCCACGCGCGGTAGCGCCGTGCCTCTGCCCTCATGCCTTCCGTGGGCATTAGGTTGATCTCGGTGCCGTTGACGTTGGCCATCAGTCCTCGGTGGTCGGGTCAGGTTCCTGCTCTGGTGTGGCGTTCGGTGCGCCGCCCTGCTGATCGTCGGCCGGATTGGTGTCGAACTGCAGGCCCAGCTGTTCGGCCCGGTCCACTTCATTGGCACGGGCGATCAGCAGATCCTCGATGTCGCCACCGCTCTCGGCGACGATCTGCGCCTGAGTCTTGAAGCCAGCCCGCACGGCCTTGGTGTAGGCGTCGACTTCCTTCTGTGGATCCACCCAGGCCCAGCCGCGGGGATACCACTGAACGGCCTCGTAGCGCTCCGGCATGACCTCGTAATCGGGCAGCAGCAGCTGACCAGCGCCAACAGCAGCGGCCAGCCACCGCTCGTAGATCGGCTGCAGCAGGTGCTCGATCATGAAGTCCTGAAGCATCCGCCAGTGCTCGCGGTCCTCCAGCAGGCTCAGCCGGCTGCTGCTGTAGTTGCTCTGGCTGAAGTCGCGGCTAATCGTCTCGTAACTGCAGCCGATCGCGGCGGCCACGGAGCGCAGCATCCCACGCAGGAACGGCTCGAACTGCCCATCAGGGGCGTCGAGCTGGGGAACGTTGACGGTTTCGCCGGGTGCTAGGTACTTGAAGACTCCAGGCTCGAAGCGAGTCACCTGATCGCCGTCGAGCACCTCGTCGCCCTGGAGCTCACCCTCGGGTGACTGGATGAAGCCCATCAAGCTGCTGTTGGCCCTGGCTCTGACCACCTCGGCCTCCTCGTAGCCGTCCAGGTGGTGGAGTCGCTTGATGGCGCTGGCCACCCATGGAGCGCCGCGGGTCTGGCCGGGTCGCTCGGAAACGAACAGATGGATGATCTCGGCGGCCGGCACCTCGATCACTTCACCGCCGCGCGCGTTGGCAATGTCGCCCGGGTGCGTTGTGCGGAACGCGTAGCTGATCGGTCGGCCCCAACGGTTGACCTGAACGCCCATGCGCCACTGGTTCCCGTTGGCATCCTTGCCGTAGCTCTTGCCCTCGTCGCAGTAGTCCGACTCGATGATCTCGATGCCGAGGGGGATCCGGCTCCGGCCGAACGGTTCGGGGATGATCCGCAGGAACACCTCGCCGGATTCAGCCACGGCCATGATCGCCAGCCGCAGGATCTCGGCCATGCTCAGCCGGCCAGCGACGTGGCAGCGATCAGCCCTGCACCAGGTCTGCCAGGCTGCCTCGACGCGGCGGTTGATCGGCTCGTTCAGCCGATTGCCGCGTTGCATCCGCACACGGCCTTGCATCCTGATGCCGCGGCCGACGACGTTGGCGCCGATCGCGCGGATGGCCTGACGGGCGTAGGGCGAATCACGGACGAGCTGCCGCGAACGGTTCCGCAGCCGTACCAGGCTGCCGTCAATCTCAGCGTCTGCGCTTGTGCTGCTGGTGATCCAGTTGGCAGTCAGCCGGCTGGCCAGTGCGCCCTCATAGGCTCGCCTGCGCTTCGGGGTGTGCGCCTCGGGCATGGATGCTGCCTTGCCGGCGATGCGACCGCCGCGTGCTTTGGTGGCCATCAGAACCTCACGAAGACGTTGCGGGGATCACCCAGGCCCTGCGCGATCTTCTCAGCTGCTCGCTCACGGGCGACGATGGCTTTCAGCTGCGCCTCGCGCTGCATCAGCAGGCCGAGGTCGTTGCTGGTGTAGCTGCGGTTCCCGATGCTGTATTGCTTCGCGCCCTTGCTGACGATGGCCCTGATGGCAGCCTGAACTGCGTCCAGATCCTGCTCTGCCTGGCTGCGACCATCGAATGCCGTGGGGTCGCCGGTGAATGACAGGGACGGCAGCACCTCGGTGGTTCCGCTGCCGGTGACCACCACCACGGCGCCGGACGTGATGCGGCGCTGCCAGTACCAGGTGCCGGCATCCCATTCGGTGGTTGTGGCTGCTGACAGGGACATGTCCCATCCGCCGTCAGATCGAGCAGCGCCGGCGGCGGTTGCGCCCTCGCCCGCGGTGTTCGTGCGGAAGTCAATCTGCAGGGTCCAGCTGGCCGATGTGGCCGGGACGTCGTTGACAGACGCAGCGGGCTCGATCCACTGGATTGTGGAGCCGCTGTAGATCAGGGCGGGAACAGTCAATTTTTAGCCCGCACAACTGCAGACAGTGTAAGCAGCGCGGAGAATAACCCCCGCGCTGCCCTTGCCGCCGTCTAGCGAGGCGTGAAGCTACAGCTCAACCGTCTGCGCGTTGATGCCCGTAGATGGCTCTGAGCTTTGAGCGAGCCTGACGGCTGCCATCAACTCCTGACCCATCTCCTTTAGCCTTGGCATATCATCCTTCACGGTGATCAGCCCTAGTACGTCAATGCACCGCATCTCATCCAGTAATTGGGTGCCATGCGTGCGAGAAAGCGTTTGCAGGTAACCCAGCAGCTCATGGATGGCTTTGCTGGCATCGTGTAGGCGGGCGTTGTAGGTGCGCACCTCCTGCTCCAGCGTTTGCCGCTGCTTTCGATCGGCTGCATCCAGCTGCTCACGGACGTGATCCACTTCAACCTTGGCCGTGCGCTCCGCTTTGGTTTCGCGGATTTTGGCCATGGTCTCCTTGAATCGCTCTGCATTGGCAGGCGTCACATCAACCGTTCGATGGCGAGCAGCTTCCACGCGGGCGGCGGTGGCAGCTTGGAACGATGCCGGAGCTGATCGGATCAGCCCCTGCTGCTCCAGTGCTGGGCGGAGTTCCTCGCGGGCAGCGCGGACATCCTCAGCGGTGGGGCCGTTGCGGCGTTGATTGCGCTCGGCGTTCTGACACGCCAGCTCCCAGACCTTGGCGATGCCTTGGGCGGCATCGGGGTCGTCGAGGATGGCGGGATTCCATGCTCCTCCAGTGCCATCTTCATGGCGTAGCTGTCTCCTAGGAATCAACGGCCGAAGCAGATCGGCTTGTCGCGTGGTCAAGGTAAACCCACCTCGTAATGACGAGGCGGATCCTTCAATCAAGATGCTTGCCTCATGTATGACACGCTGGTAATCAGCCGCCCTTGGCGAAACAGATTGCAGCCATTCTGGAAGCTCGTCCTCGAGATACGATTCCCAGCTTTGCTTGCCGTTATCACCTCGAAATAGGCGATTATTGTAGATGTAGCTAAGCGCTGCACCAATACCTTCTGAGCAGGCTTTGATCTTGTGGTGGTGATTGTCGCGGTCTCGCTTTTCTGAGTCACTCATGGGGCCGCTAGGCAGCCCCAGAGCTTCCTCATTGGCGACCACCGCGAGGGCGGTCGTTTCCATCAGGCGACCTCCTCAACCTTGCTGGCTTCGAGGATGGCCATAGCGCGAGCAGGGAGCGCCAGCGGCACGTTGCTGGCAGCCAGGCTTTTGGTGCAGGCCTGCAGCTTCTTCAGCGCCGGCTCAACGTGCTGCTCAAACACGTTGAGAACACGAATTGCCTTTTCGCGGGCGTCATTGGCCATGACCAACCGCACGCTGTCGCCAGCGGAAACCAGTTCGATGCCAAGAGCTGCCCGAACGGCTGCGCGGGCTTCGCGCAGGTATTCCTTGGCGGTGTCATTGCTCACCTCAAGGGCGGCGGCAATGGCGCTGTAGCTGGTGTCGCGGCCGTATTCCTCGAACACGATTAGCGCCTTCATGAAGGCGTGAGGCACGGCGCCACGCTTTGTGGCGTGCTCAAACTCTTGAAAGAGCACCTCGCTGATGCCGTGCTTGCTGGCGAGGATGGCCTCAACCTGCTCAGCCGTCAAAGCCAGGTCGCGAAATTTGGGGCGGTCGCTGGCCTCAACGGACCAACGCGAGAAGTCAAACGGAGCCATTGATAATGAAGCCAACCCGAGGTCGGCCATGAAGGTGGTGCTGGCCGAGGGCCAGGAGCGGGCCGGGGTCGAGACCGGCTTGTTCCGCCTGTCGCAGACAATAGCAAGCCTGCCACAGGCTGCCAATAGCCAGTCGCCTGCATTATCGAGACGGCGCTGCGCTCACCAGCCGGTAACGAAGCCGGGGCCGCTGGGCTCTGATCGACGGCGGCGCTTCGGTTTGTCGGTGGCCCCAGGCTTGCGGCGCTCCTCTGCTGCCGCCTCCAGCTGATCCCAAAAACTCGCTCTGCTGTACCTGCGCTTCACCAGTTCCAGGATCGCCAGGCTGTAGACGGTGAGATCGAGCGGCTCGTTTCTGGCGCCGCTGGGATTCTCCCAACCGAGCACCTGAAACCCTTTGACCATCTTCGGCACCAGCCGCTCACAGGTCAGGCCCTGCAGGTACTCCTCCGTCACGTCATTGGGCAGGTGGATCGCGCCAGGGCCGGGGGCGTCTTTCTTGAGCCTGGCGTAAATCGTGCGCTTCAGGGTGTCGCCTCCCACCTGATACAGCGTCAGACCTTTCTTGATCGTCTGCCCTCTGGCGTTGACATCCACCCTGGAGCCCTTGCCCAGTGCTGGCGCTGCCTTGGTGCTGCTGCCCTTCAGTGCCACCACGCCCTCCCTGGCTCGCTGCCTGCAGTACTCGTAGGCCTCCTGGGTGAAGTGGCCGCCGGTATCAACGCCGCAATGCCGGACCGTCAGAGTGCCGCCGCCCTCCATCGGCCATTCCGTGCGCCTGATGCTGTCGATCTGTTCCCAGGCGTCATCCTCAGCCGGGCTGCCCTCGACTTTCTGATGCCAGATCCTCCACATCTCCTCCCCACGACCAAAGCCCCAGACGGTGGTTTCAAGCCAGGTGTCTTGGGTGTCAACGGCCATCAGCAGCAGGACGGCGCCCTCGGGGCAGGTGCCGCTTGAGAACGTCTCCGACTGAGCCCTGGCCATCAAGCCCTCAGCGTTGATCACCGCGACTGCCTCATCCTCCCAGGCCTCGGCTGCGCGTTTGTTCACCCAGCCTTTGAGCAGCAGGGGGTCGGTCTTCGCCCTGAGAAACTCATCACGGATCTGCTCCCAGCTGGTCCAACCAGCCGGGGCATACCACCCAGGCAGGTGAAAGCCTGCGGTGATGCCGTCGCCCTTGGCGGTCGCCTGCCACGCGGCACCGGCCAGCATCGTGGTCTTGTGATGCTCGCTGACGCGTTCTCCACAGGCCGGGCATTGCGCGAACACCTCACCATCGGGCCGGTCCCACTTCATGTGCTCGCGCCAGCGGAGCACCTCAAGCGATCCGCAGCAGGGCATCAAGACCGCCAGCAGTCGCCGATCCGATCGAGTCTCGTATTCGCTGGTGATCCTGCACATCCCGCGGGTGCCGGGTGTGCTGGTGATCAGCACCTTCCCCATGGGGAACGTCGACGTCCTGGCTTCTGCGTTCTCCAGGGGGTCGCCCTTATCGTCTGCCTCGAACGGGTAGGACGACACCTCGTCAGCCAGCAGGTAGGCCGCAGGCATCGACTGCAGGCCGCTGCCGCTGTTCGCGCCGGTGAGAACGAACAGGCCGCCCCTGAATTCTTTCAGGAACATGGTGTTGCCGCTGTCCCTGGCCCTCGCGGGTGCGATCAGATCCGACAGGACAGGCGTCTCGCGCAGCAGGGGCTCCAGCCGCTGGCGGTTCAGACGCTTGGCCATGTCGAGCGTCGGCTGCACCAGCAGGGTCGGTGCCGGCCATAGGTGGATGATCGCCCCGAGCCAGTTCAGGACCACCTCGGTCTTGCCCATCTGGCTGCCGAACATGAGCACGACACGACGCCACGGGCTGGAGGGGCTGAGGCATTGCAACGGCTCCCGCAGGTAGGGGGTCCGATCGGTGCGCCACGGGCCAGGCTCCGCTGAGCCCTTGGTCGACAAGACGCGATGGCGATCGGCCCACTGGTCAACCGTCATCGGGTCGGCCGGCATCAGGCCTTCGCTGAATGCCAGGTCGTGCAGCTCGAATGCGTCAGCCATCGGCCAGGCTCCTGAGCGCTGTGCGGATCTCTTCCGTGAGCAGCTGATGCGCTGCCCTGGTGTCGGTCATGCTGATCAGCGTGGGGATCACCCGGTCGGGGATAGCCAACATGCTGTCTCTGACGGTGCGGGCCTTCTTGAACGCCGCGGCCTTGACGTCAGCAGCAGGCACTAGGTCCCCCTGCATGGTCTGCACCTCTAGCTTCGCCTTCTCCGCCAGGTAGTGCTCACGCCGTGCCTTGCTGTCGTTCAGCCCTGGGATCTGATCGTCAGGGAGTGCGTCGATCCTCTCCCGCAGGTCCTCCGGCTTGGGCTTGTTTTCCACAGGGTCAGGCCGGCTGACCTTGCTGTTGTGGGTGGCCCTGGTGTTCTTGTTCCACAGCTCAAGCGCCAAGTCCCGGTCAAGCCACCGCTTACCGTCTTTTTCCACAACGGCGCCTGAGATGCGCCCGTGCTTGACGGCATAGCTGACCGCCGCAGGACTGCAGCCTTTAAGAACTGCTAGCTCTGAGAACGTAATCAGCAACTAGCCTCTGACCCTCACTTAAGGGAGTCTAGGGTAATCTCCGGGCTCCTTAAAAGCTCCTTAAATGCCCTTGGGGGTGCTGTGCCAGGCAGGCCGGTTAAGAAGCTCCCGGGGCTGCCGCTAGGAAAATCGGGTGCCACAGGATTACC